GGTTTAAAGATATCGATAAAATAGGGAGGCATCAAGCCCCTTATTATAACGACATGAGAAAAGAAAAGAGTAATAAGAATCCACTAAAAAGGTAATAAGATGCAAACAAGAATTAAAAAAACAACAACAGTAGAAGGACAAGTAGAATTCACCCCGCAATGGAAAAAAGCGTGGTACTCTGAATGGAAAGGGTTTTATATTTATACTAATAGTAATGATGAAATTACTAGCTTATCTCCATGTAAAAGTCTTTCAAATAGTGTACGAAAATTAGAAATGGCAAAAGAAGTCATTGATAGATTTTTAGAGAACCCAGTCACTGAAGATAAAGTAGAATACATTAAATACCCATAAGATGATAAACAAGAATAAAGTAACAGACCTAGAGTTTGAAAATGTAAATGGGTGGGATGCGCCTGACTTTGTAGATGCGTACATATCGTACGCTAACGTACAAGACCCTGACGGTACATGGCGTGCCGCAACAGAAGAAGAGTTGGATGAGTTGAATGACGATCCTGACTTTGTTTACGAAAGTTTAATATATCAACTACACTAGACATGGAAGCTAAACTAGGAGAGATGCTGTTTAACAGCCTTAAATCTGTGAATGAGGTAATCATACTCAAGGAGCAGTTACGTAAGAACAACGAGGCTCTAATGGCCTTAGCAGATGCCCACACGGGTGAGGTAGCGATGATGTTGGAAGACTTAGTCGCGGAGAACAATAAAGTTCTTGAAATTAATTTTAATATCTAAATATTAATGTTTAGATTTGCACCCTACGAATCCAATGAAGGGGATGTAAAAGTCCCCTTCGGATTCTTTTGATAGGTGTTACTTAACGGGGTTGACCTTAACTCAACCCGACCAGCTACTGATGGTAGCGATAGAGTTCATTAATATCAAGCGGTAAATCTTGGCTCTGACCCACAAGCGTCAACCAAGTCATAAGCGATAAGTTCCTAGTGGTTCTTTAAATGTGCCCGTCCAATTGCAGGTTTGGATTTTTGATATTGATGGCTAGTAAGCGTAATGCTGACACTGGGCTACTATTAATAGGTATCGCAGGTATAGGCTTGGTATATACGCAATACTAAAAAACACTAATAAAACAAACAAAAAAGAATTTAAAAAATAAGCGATGGCAAGAATTTTAATAGCCTGTGAGGAAAGTCAGGCAGTAACAAAAGCATTCAGAAAGTTAGGACACGAGGCTTTTTCTTGTGACATATTACCTTGTAGCGGTGGGCATCCTGAATGGCACTTACAGCAAGATGTTACTGAACTATTAAAACAGAAATGGGATTTGATTATAGCCTTCCCACCGTGTACCTACTTAACTGTAACAGGTAATAGATGGTTTAACATTGAAAGGTATGGTGAAAAAGCCGTGAAGCGACACGAAGACCGTAAAGAAGCGATTAAATTCTTTATGATGTTTGCAAATGCTAACTGTAACCATATTGTAATTGAAAACCCTGTTGGCGTAATGAGTAGCGAATGGCGGAAACCTGACCAAATTATAAACCCTTGGCAGTTTGGCGACCCATTTGAAAAGAAAACCTGCCTTTGGCTTAAAGAACTTCCGACATTAACGCCTACGAATGAAGTAGAACCTGCGCCAAGAAAAGAATTTAAGAGTGGGAAAACTATGCCTGCCTGGTATGCTGATGCTTGGAAACTACCTAAAGAAGAAAGAGCGAAACTAAGAAGTAAGACCTTTCCAGGGATTGCACAGGCTATGGCGAACCAATGGCATAACTTTCTTATGAAAACGGATGCTTAGGTATTACGCACAACGAGTGTATATACGAAACGTATTAAAACACCAATAAAACAAACTAAAATCATACTTTCGCAAAATTATGAGTAAAATAACTATCTTTAATGGTGCAAGGGATACCATAAACCCCTACTACATAACAGTAGACCAAGCACTTAACCGCATAAGAACGGGTAGAAGTGCTGAGGCTGTCAACCTAATTAGACAGAAGTTCATTGCGGGAGAGGACTACGCCAGTCTTAAAGTGTCACTGCCATCTGTCATCTTTGCGGGTGTAGCAGACAAGGTAGGGAAGGATAAGAACGGAAACGATACGCTAAGGAATGACGAATGCATATCCAGCCATTCAGGATTCTTTGTGCTAGACTTTGACGAGGGAGATGCAGAGGTCATACGACAGCGATTGCAGAAGGACACCTACATCTACGCTGTTTGGGCTGGCGTTACGAAGGGTTGCAAGGCTCTTGTGAAGTGTCCCCCAAACATCATCAATCACCCGATGTACTACAACGCATTTCTGTCTCGTTACCCTGAGTTGGACAGTACCTCTAAGAATATAGGTAGACTGTGCTTCGAGTCCTACGACCAAGACCTTTGGGTAAACCCTGACAGTAAGGTTTGGGACAGAACCTTGACTGACGAGCAGTACCAAGCACAGAAGGCGGACGCTAAGGAGAAGCGTAAGAAGAAGGTACTAGACATAGCAGCCTCAATGATACGTAGTTCGGTAGACGGGGAGAAGCATGACGTACTGCTGAAGGCTTCAAGGCTTGTTGGGGGTGCGGTAGGAACTAAGCTAATTACATTTGATGAGGCCACTAAACACCTAGAGGAGGAGATTAAGAAGAAGAAGCCGAAGGACTTTAGGCTTGCTGTAACCACAATCAAGGACGGCATCGAGTACGGAAAGAAGGCCCCACTCCACGAGATTAAAGAGATGGAGAAGTCGCTTGACTTTACCAAACGTAACGATGGGAGTTACGACTTCTTAGCCAGTGACGAGGAGATGGACGAGTACGAGAGTGCAGTCATTAACGGCACACTTGAGATGGGCTTGCCTACGGGGATGCCGAAGTTAGACACGCACTGGATGCTCAAGAAGAATACTCTGGTGTGGCTTGCTGCAAGGGACAACGTAGGTAAGTCGTTTGTGTTCTGGTACTTCTCGGTACTTGCCGCAACGATGCACGACTGGAAGGTGCTTATGTACGCCAAGGAAAACAGAGATGGCTCAGTCCGCAAGAAGATTAAAGAGTTCTACATCGGCAAGTCCATTAAGCTGTTCACAGCGGATGAGCATAAGTTAGCCAAGGACTTTGTGTCTGAACACTACCGATTCTTTACAGCCAAGAGGATGCACACCGCACAAGACTGGTTGATGAAGTGCGAGATAGTTCACGATGAAGGCTTTGAGTACGATGTTGTCATCGGAGACCCGTACAATGCGTTCGACCTTCCACTAGGCGAGAATCAGTACACGGTCAACTTGAGGTCACTGAACCTACTGCAAACGTTTAAGGAGAACTACTCCGCTGTTTGGATCACTGACCACATCACAAGTACAGCAGCTAGGGGCAAGAATAATGACGGTGGTATGGAAGTTCCAAGTAAGCATGACGTTGAGTACGGTCAGATGAAACCCAACAAGGCAGATGACTTCCTGATCGCCCACAGAAACTTAAAGGACGAAAGCGTTAAGTACTGCACGGAGATTCACGTTGACAAAATCAAGGAGACTGAGACGGGGGGAAGCCCAAGTCCTAAAGACAGCCCAGTACTATTGTACGCAAACAAGGACTTGTGTGGGTTCAAGTGTAATGGTGTAGACCCAATCAAGGAGTATTGGAACCGTAAGGATTACTACAACCTCCCGCAAGAAAGAGAGAAATCTATTATAGACACCTAAGGATGGAGTCTTCCTGATGATACTGTATCAGCATTTTAAAAATAATTCATTGTTAATAAAAACCTTTAAACTACATTTGTAAAATGATTACGACAATACTTCACTTAACGGGACTTTGGATAGCGTCTATTTTCTTGATAGCCACAAAGTCAGAGGAGGGGCCAAGCTTCAGAAAGAAAATCTTTTGGATGTTCAGACTCCCAGCAGGACTTTACATAGCTATATGGCTATTCATAACATTCACTAAAATAGTAAACTTTTTAAATCAATAAATAAGTAATAATGAAGAAAATAAGTAAGGTAGTAAGTGTATTAGTAGGCTCTAGTTGGCAAAGCACAAATGGAGATACCATGCATACTCACGATTATGTTATGGAAGATGGACAAAAGATTCAGACCTCCCATAAAGAGCAAAATAAATTCTCTGTTGGCGATGAGGTAGAGTATGAGGTTAAGTCCAGTCATCCCACATACGGTGATAAAGGTTCAGTAGGTAAAGTGAATACCCGCGGTGGCGGAGGTGCAGGATACAAGCCTGACACCGTGGGGATTACAGTAGGGGCTTGTCTCAATCTATCTGTATCTATGTTCAACCATGGCAAGATAGATAAGGATAAGATAGTAGCAACAGCAGACTGGTTAATTGAGCAATCGTTCGCACTTAAATCAAAACATTCAAATAAATCATAAAGACTATGAATCAAGTAAAAGGAAGAGTACTAAATGTGGATACACAGGTAGGCTCAACAGAAAAGGGAGAGTGGAAACGTGTTACAATTTTAGTAGAGACTGCTTCAAAACGTAACAACACAGTACCAGTAGGATTTTTTAATCCTGAGTTTAACCTGCCGGATGTAGGGACAGAGGTAGAGATTGACTTCTTTGTCGGAGGTAGAGAATGGCAAGGAAAGTACTACGCTCAGATTGACGGAAGTCAACTAAGAGTAGTAGGAGGTAATCAAATTTCACAACCCAAACATCCTATGGTAAATCAATCATTTGATGATATTACAGAGGACGATAGTCTTCCATTCTAAAATGGTAGTGTTATAATTTTTACTACCTTTGTAACAAATAGACAAAGTTATGAGTAGTAAAATATGTTTTAAGTGCGGAGAGGATAAGCCCCTCTCCGCCTATTACAAGCACAAACAAATGGGCGATGGGTACTTGAATAAGTGTAAAGATTGTACCAAGAAAGATGTTAGAGAAAGAGAAAGTAAATTACTTCAAGACCATGAGTGGGTAGAGAAGGAACAAGCCCGACACAGGGAGAAGTATCATAGACTAGGGTATAAAGAAAAGCACAAACCTACAACAGAAGCTAAGAGGGATATAATGAAGAGGTATAACGAAAAATATCCTGAGAAAAGGAAAGCTAGAAGTGCTTTAGGTAAGTATACCATACCAAATAGAGATTGTCACCACTGGTCTTACAACGAACCTCATTACAAAGACGTAATAATTCTGTCAAAAAAAGATCATAGATTTCTCCACAGGTTTGTAGAGTATGATCAAGAGAGATTCATGTACAGAACAATTAAGGCTATTGGAACTTTCGTAGCAGGGGAGCTACTAGACACTAAATACAGGCACATAAAGTATTTCATATACTGCAAACAACTTAACAAATAAACTAAACTAAATTTTAAAAGCGGTGATTAAAGGGGTGAGGTGTAACGAGCCTCCCTTTTATTTAAACAAAAAATATTATGGACTACAAAGAAGTACTCAAAGAACTAGATGACCTAAGAGACAAGATTCTGGTCTGCATAAGACTAGAAAGAGATAGATTGCAAGAGAAAGCAAAAGAGGTAGCTTTTAATAATCACAAAGACATATTGTACATTTGCAGTCGTATAGGAATGGTATCTGTAGAAGATATCTGTAGCCCCACAAGAATCAAAGAAGTAGTGCAAATTAGACAAATCTACTGCTACTTAATGTATAAAAACACAGGACTATCTCTTAAAGACATAGGAGAGATAGTAGGTAGAGATCACGCAACAATTATCTACATGAGAGATTCAATTAAGCACGAGATTAAGTCTTATTACAAAAATGGATACGACCCAAGAGGTACTGTTGGTATTTTAAAAGCTATTCAAGAAATATCCGATTTACAGTATTAAAGCTATGATATACATCCCTTGCGACATAGAGGCGAACGGATTCCTCAGTAAAGTAAATAAGGTACACTGCCTATCTATGAACTGGGGCGGTGACATTAAGACTACGTCCTCCTACGATGACATACGTAAGCTTGTATCTCGTAAGGACATAACACTAGTAGGCCATAACTTTCAAACGTATGACGTACCGGTAATAGAAAAAATATTAGACTGTAAAGTAGTTTGTGGGGTTGTAGATACACTGGCACTCAGTTGGTATCTATACCCGCACAGATCTTCCCATGGACTAGCAGACTGGGGAGTAGAGTTTGGGATACCCAAGGTAGCTATACAAAATTGGGAAAACCTTCCAAAAGAACAGTACTACCATAGGTGTGAGGAGGACGTTAAGATTCAAACGCAGTTATGGTTTAAGATTAAGAAAGACCTTGACGAGTTATACGACAGCAACGAGACGATTATAGACTCACTGGTGCGATATCTTTCCTTTAAGATGTACACAGTAAGGTTGCAAGAGGCTAACCCGTTTAAGCTAGATATAGATGCCGCAGAAGCTAACCTAAAACTTCTTGAGGACTTAAAGGAAGAGAAGACAGATGCCCTGAAGAAGGTCATGCCTACCATTGGTGTTAAGTCAATGAGAGTTCCACCAAAGATTCCGTTTAAGAAAGACGGTACGCTGTCATCTCAAGGAGAGAAGTGGAAGAAATTAACAGAGGAGAGAGGACTGCCCTTCGAGCATAGCGAACCTATTGAGGTGATCAATGACTACGATGAGCCTAACCCTAACTCCCCAGCACAGATAAAAGATTGGCTGTTCAGTCTAGGTTGGAAGCCTCAGAACTTCAATGACGGAACTAATGGTAAGATACCCACCTACTACCTGTCCGATAAGTCACTGTGCCCGTCTGTACTACAGCTTGGAGATGACGTTAAAAGCCTTGACGACTTGGGCGTACTTAAGCACAGAATTGGACTACTGAAGGGATTCCTTCGTGACCAAGAGGACGGCTACATATCTTGCGGCATACACGGACTAGCTTCAACACTAAGAACCCGTCACGCTCGCCTAGTCAATATGCCGAAGCCATCAGTACCATACGGGGAATTAATTCGTGGGGTGCTTACCTGTGACGAGGGCTACGAGTTAGTAGACTCCGACCTTGCATCCCTTGAGAATATGATTAAGCTAGACCTAATCTACCCAATGAATCCTGAAAAGGTAATGGCCCAGTTAACGGAGGACTACGACTCCCACCTCGAAATATGTATGCTTGCGGGCATGATGAGTCAGGAAGATGTAGACTTCTACAAGGAATGTAAGAAGAACAAGGACACGAAGTCAGACAGATACCACGACCTAGACAAGAAGCGACACAGTGGAAAGACGGTCAACTACTCAGCACAGTACGGTGTTGGTAAGGCTAAGTTAGCAGAGAACTTGGAGATTAAGCAAAGTGAAGCTAAGAAATTACTTGATGCTTACTGGGAGGCTAACAAAGAAGCTAAGACTATAGCAAGCAGGTTCGAAACTAAGCAGTGCCTAGATAGAACTTGGGTTAAGAATCCCTACAATAAGTTTTGGTACGAGTTACGGAGCGATAAGGACAGGCTGTCCGCTGTTATACAGTCCACGGGAGACTTTATAACCCACCTATGGGCCAAGAATGTTACAGACGTAAGCGGCAGACTGTCAATGATTTACCACGATCAATTAGACTTGATAGTGAAGAAGGGTTACAGAAAAGGCATAGAGAAACTCTTACGAGACTCTATCGAAATGGTGAACACAAGACTAAGGTTAAATGTACCTATGGATATTTCTGTTAACTTTGGAGATAAATTTAGCGATATACATTAATTATGGACACAATCAAAAATTACCCAGAAATAAGATATGAGGGAGATGTAGTATACGTCCCCCACTATCTAGCAGACCAAATACCAAACTCATTACTAAAAGAATGGAAGAGTAAAGGATATACAATACAATTAGAAATAGTATGAAATCTAAAGCAATACCTCTGTCAGTACTTGAATTAATGCTTCCAGCAGAACAAATCCCTAACTATAAATTAATAAGAAAAAAAGATGGACTCACTAAAATATCGGAAGAAGTTAAGTGG